CATAGTTAAGAATTTCTATCACAAGATGCCCACGTTTCCCAATTAACGCCATCGAAAGTAATCTGTTGAAATACTATTGTTCTTGTTCTATCTACCGACAAAACAAATTCCTCTGTATTCCAACCAGCAACCATCGGAAAAGTTATATCTGGTAAACTCTGGTCAATTTTAAATGTAATAATACTTTCATTTACTTTATTCAAACGTGGAGTAGGCAATGTTATTGCTAATGTATTTGCACTTGTCAATGTTTCAATTATTGCGGTTTGTGTCGCTAATTTCAAAGCAATAGTAGGCGCAACATTTACTAGCTCATAAGCGTATGCTTTAATACCAAAATCGTCTTTTTCTGCCTGTGTAATATGTAAAAAATCAGGGTTACCATTTTTATCACGAGTTTGGTCGTGGCGAATTGATAAAGGAGTGCTAAAAAAAGACAAATTGCCGTTACCTATTTTAGTGGTCAATGTTCTATTTGCGCCAGACGTTACGCCATACACACGGAAACCAAGCCTATCGGTAGTCAAACACGAATAAACATCACCTGCGAAATCCATTGAGATAGTAGCATAATCTGTATTGTTTATTTCGTTGCTTTCTTTGCTAAATAAAGTCGTTTCAGTGCCGTCAGCGTGTCTCAAAAAAGCCTCAACTCGTAATTTAGATGTGCCAGACGCATTTGATATTTTGCCGATAACAGACCCAAGCCAATTACCAGCCGAAATGGTAGTCGTATTTATAGGTAAATCGAACAGATATGTGCGTATAAGCTGCTCGGTTGATGTTAAAGTAATAGGAGGCAATATCGTTTCCAACGCATCAGGCGTGGATTTAATCTTTTTATATCCTAATACGTCACTATCCTCATTTGATTGATACAATGGAGCTCCTGTTGCCGATACGCTTTGGTTGTTCAGCTCTATCGTGTCAATAGCAACCTTCACCTCGTCAATTGCACCTTGTACGTTATCACTAATTATGCCACTTGTAGTATTATCATAAGAAACATCAACAGCTTCTACATCGACCGATATACCTTGCAAGGCTGTAAATACAGCACCGCTTGAAATCGGCAATGTTTCGCCCTCGATAACAGATTGTTTTACTTCGTCTTTTCGAACATACGAATCCAATATCGGCTGGTCACCACCTTCATCATAAGAGCAATTACCAAGCACATTTTCAGATACTATATCAAACTGAACAAAAGCACCTGCACACTCGTCTGCAAATTTTTCAGTAAAAGGTTGTATCGAATAACCTGTGGCAATTGATATGTTTTCGACGTTATTGCCAATGGTATTGATAATCTGTTGAATTACAGATATTGCTGTTGTTTGAATTTCTAAAGCGTTATCGCCAACTAATCTATCAACAAAGTACAAAACATATTTGTATCGGATCGTGCGGACTTCCTTAACTACACTTTGCGAAAAAACAACGCTAATAGGGTATCGAACATCACCAGTGTTCAATGCCTCATAAATAGAACCATCGGCAACTTGATTCACCAAAGGGTGCAAATCCGCTGCTTCTTTTATCTTATTGGTTAGTTGTAATAAATTCATATTATCCTAAAAATATGCCTGTGTTATAGGCTTTGTTATTTGCATTCATATCGGCAACCGTATCGGAGTCTCTATACTCTGGCAATGATTGAGCGTTAGCACACAGCCAATCAGTCATTCTATTTGCGTAGAATGTGGACTTGTTATCGTAATAATCAATAAGATATTGTATATCTCGCATTTGGCTATTTGCAACCCTTTCATCGCTCGTTTGAACGATGCCCATATTTCTATACTTATACGATAATGGTATTTGTATTTCTACCATAGTCTTATACTCCATAAAAGGCGTAACATAGTCATCGAGTAGCGTTTTGTAAATAGCATTTGCAGCTAAACCAATTTCAGCATCATTTACTAACTTTTGTAATTTCTGAAATAATTTAGTACCAATCAAAGGCTGCAAGCCTGTATCTTGCGCCAATGTGATAGCTGGTAAGATATATTGATTGTCTACGTTGTCATTGATTAGGCTATCCGCTTTTAGCGTTTGTTCGCTTATCAATAGAATGTTGTTATAGTTCATTGTTAGCCTCCTCTGTTTCTAATTTGAAAGGTACAAAAGTAATACTTTTTTCGGTTTGATATATCTTATCAAAACAGCGTGTAATGTCATCTTGTATCGGACTGACCATTGTTTTATTATACAACTCAAAAGCCTCTAAAAATTCTTGTTTAGAGAATCCGTTATTTTCAGGATTTAAACCAAACAAGGCAGGCGTTGCACGCCACGCTATGAAAATATCTTTGGTAGTTGATTTTTGCAAGGCATCAAACTTCTTATCAAAGTCATCAGACGATAAACGCTCTATCGTTGTGGCATTCTCTTTGCTCTGATTAAACGATAAAATAAAACGACCTGCATTTTCACTCCCTGCAAATTTATCTTGAATATCTTTTTCGATTTTCTTTTTAACATCTTCTTCTGGCACTCCATTGTTAAACGAAATAACCGCCGATGCTGCAAAGTTATTCAATATGTTATTTAAGTGGAATTTGCTTATTTCGGTGCTTGTCTCAACAGCAGCCAAAGCACCATTGTATTTTGGTATCGGATAAACACCACGAGTTATATGCCCCTTAAAATAAAAAATACTCGTTCCTTTTCTGCTTTTACCATCGTAAATATCATACTCTAATGCCTTTGTTCCCCATTTGCCCCAGCTATCCGAATAGTAAACTTTTGTCAAGTCCTCGTTTACTCGTATACGTTGGAAATCCAAAGCGTAAAGTTCAGCAACACCGCCCAATTTATTAAACAGAATCTGAATAGCAAAACCACCAAAAATAAGATAGTCAGATGTTATTTGTTTTATAACATCATCTAAATACTCACCTTCTTTGTTTATACTTCGTGCGTTTGGCTCTAACATAGAATTGTATAGCATCTTTTCACCGATAACATAATCGCCTGTGCCATTGATGATAGACTGCAATACAGCCGAACGCAAATATAAATCCCAAATATATTGAGGAAATAGATTGTCTTTGCCATACGATACGTAATCTTTCCCTTTTGCCTTTACTTCTTCGTAAAGGGGAAGGTCTTTACGTTCAATTTGTGAAAATGTTATGTTTTCCATTATCTTGTATATTGTTTTTTCTCGTTAATTTTATCGTGTTGAACGGTTGTTCGCTCGTAATTGCCCCAAACAGCAAGCCCACTTTCGCAATAATCCATACCAATTTCATCAGGGAATAGCGTATATTCGTACTCTCCAGCATCAGAAAGCGAAATCGACACATTAAATGTGTAATAAACAAGGCTATCACTAACATTTACGACCTGATAAGTAGTACTTTTTTTAGTTAAAGAGTTCGTAAACGTCAGTAAAAAGTTAGAATATAGCGTACTTTTTGTCTTTGGTATGCTTATTTGTGTCGTATTTTCGTCTAAATATATCATAATTTACCTCTATTTGATATATAAATATAAAAAAAAGCCCTTTGTCAATTGAACAAAGAGCCTTTTTAATAGAAAAAGATTATTAAGCAGGAAGTAAACCAGCTATAATATCAGCATCAACCTCTTTTGGTAACGCTTTTGATTTATCGGTCAATGTAATGTTGTAACCATTAAAGTCACCCATAGCAGTACCAGACGCTGCAGAACCAGCGGTCAATACTACTGGGAAGTCTTCACCAAAGAACCAATACTTACCATTACCATCTTCTATAATTACAGCGCAATTGCCAACCATAAGAGCTGCAATTTCCAATCGTTTAGCAGTTTCTTGTTTTGTGAATTGCAAAACAATTTCACTCTGAACGAAAGTAGTTCCAGCAGCATCGTCACTATTAATAGTTGATGTGAAATTCCCTGTTTCCTTTCTAAACACAAATGGTTTGAAAGTTTTGCCAGAAGCCATTGTAATGGCTGTAATGACATTCGATACTTCGGTTAAAGGGAATGTCAAATCTGCGTGTTCGGCTATGTAAGCCGCTTTGATACCACCAATAGAATCTTTACATTCTGCGGCGATACCTGTCATCGTTATTGAGCAAGCCATATTTTATTTATTTATTTGTTAATAAAAAGATAGGGGATTTTACACCCCATAGCCATACAATACTACTTGGTCAGGGAATGCAACTTGTACGCCAGCGGCGAAATTGATAGCCAATCTGAATTCTTGGTTGTCTTTAGAATACCACAAGTCAAAAGTTTCTTCGTCACCTTCCATATCTGTTCCGTAGAAAATGTTGTTACCAAAATCAGCAGCAACAACCTTTTCAGTTCCGTTCAAACCAGCCAAGCCATAAACTTTGGTAGTTGTGCCGGGAATATAAACTTCCATTTGTCCATCTACTTCTGGATTGTAATGGTAAAGATTAAGAGCTGATAAAGCTAATACATAAGTACGGAAAGCATCTTGACCTACAGCGATAGAAGCTGTTGGTAATGCTTCAACTGGAATAGCTAAATAA